GAACAGATAATCGGAGTAGATGGACTCTCTGATTACGAAACAAAATTGTTGAACAAATGTATTCATCACAATCCTATAGATGATGATGAATTCAAAGATTTAAAACGATTATTAAATGATTACAGACCATATCTTGATAAGTATAAACCAAAGGAAACATTGGAAGCTGTTGATAAAACCAAAAGAATCATACAGACAGAACAAGATTTCTTGGATATGGTTGATAATACACATAATGAGTTACATATTAACATACCATTTCAAGGTGAATTATATCCAGTAGACCTTGAAATATTACCATTAGATGATTCACGAATGATTGGACAATTATCCCATCATGTAGATTTATTCAAAGGTTTAGAACCGGAGGATATTTTATTATTCAATGAAGCCCAACAAGGCAAAAGAGAATTAACCGATGAAGAGCAAAGAATCGTTGATAAATTAACACGTGAAATAGAAGAACGTGCATCCGAAAAGAGGATGGATGAGATTAATGATTTACTTGCATCAAACACCCGTCTTAAAGGTTCTACTGCTGATTACAATACAAGATTGAAATTCTGGCAACGATTTAATTTTCAAGCCAAATTTGCTATCTATTTCAAAGTGGAAGATATACTTGGATTAAATGAGGATGTAACATCCAAGTTATTTCGAGATGGTTAGTTCTCTATGGTTTGAAACTTATTTTCGTGTATCAAAGCATTTGGGTTGTCCTATAAGTGAAGTGATACGAAACAAATTTAGTGCTGATTATCGAGTGCTAATTATGAGGTATCATATTGAAATAACTAATGAAATAAAAGAAGCTGAACGGATAAAAGAAGAATCCAAGAAATATAAGAGGTAATTTCAATGGTTAGTGGTATTTATATGATTACTAATAAGATTAATGGTCATATGTATATTGGAGGTTCAATAGACATTAAAAGAAGATTTAATGACCATAAACAAGGTAAAAATATTAAAACTTCGCCTATTGACAAAGCAATTAGAAAATATGGTGAAGATAATTTCACTTATCAAATAATAACGGAATTACCCTCTGATTGGTCTGTTATTGGTGAACATGAAAAGTATTGGATTAAATTCTATAATACTTTTCATGACCCCTATCATTATAATTTAACCGAAGGTGGGGGAGGTTCATGCGGTTATAAACATTCTGATGAAAATAAAAGAAAAATGAGTGAAAATAATTGTAGATATTGGAAAAATAAAATCCGTTCTGAAGAAACTAGAAAGAAAATTAGTGAATCACGGAAAGGTAAACATCATTCTAGTGAAACTAAACATAAACTTAGTGAAGCAAATAAAGGTAAATGGATTCGTGAGAATCATTCTTCATATAAGGATTATGCAAGGGTTTTAAAAATGAAAGATAATAACACCAAACAAGGTTACAGTTATTTCATTCAATTTAATAAGAGAAAATTAAAACAAAGTGTTTGTTTACATAAGTTGTATAAATGGTGGGGTATGAATTACCCAAATGAATTATTATTTTTAGAAATTTAAATGAAGGGATTGGATTATGGCAGTAACTGAGGAAGTTTTAATACGGTTTCGTGGTAAAGATGATACTGGTAGTGCTTTAAGTAGTGTTAGAAGCAAAATACGAGGTTTAGAGAAGGATACTGCTAGATTATCTACAAAAATGAGTGGGGGTAATCTATGGGCACAAAAGGTTGATACTAGAGGTTTTGACAGATACACTATATCACAAAACAAAGCATACCAACAATGGCTTAACACTGAAAACAAGCTAACCAAACAAATATCTGCGAATAATCAGAAGATATCAAAGTTAAAACAACAAGAAGCCAATGCTGTTAGTAAAGCGAATAATCAAATAGCTTCATCATATCAAAGAACTGGAGGGATTGTTTCCGGTGCTTTAGGTATGATGGGGGGTATGATTGGTTATGAGTTAGTATCTGGTCTTGTTCAAGCAGGTAGGCAAGCAATTAATGCAAGTGAACAGTTTGATTACTTTGCCAGTCGTTTGGGTAAATCTAAAGATGAAACTGAAGCTTTTCGTAGTGAAGTCAAAGGAATGCAAAAAGACTTCAAGAAAGTTAACATGGAATCCATAGGTTCCACTGCAATGGACATAGCATTACGTAATGGAATGAAAGGAACCAATGAAGAGTTATCTGAAATCACTAAGATGTCTGCAGTAATGGCTTCAGAATTCAAACGTAACGGCCGTACAGAAGAAGACTCAATCATGGCTGTAAACGATGCATTAGATGGGCAATTCCGTAGGCTCCAAGAAATTGGTATAAGCCAAGATGACTTACTGAGGAACGGTTGGAATGGTGATATTAATGATAAGATTGGATTAGTTAAAGCATTGAATAAGACCATGGAGGAAATGGGTTATGATAAAACTGCTCAGGATATTACTAACCTGGATGATGCATGGTCTGCTTTAACAGTTAGTGGAGGTAATCTTCTTAAGGAAGTTTTAATCCCAATGATGCCTGCATTCTTATCTATCATTGATGGTTTAACAGACTTAGTCAGTGGTTTTAGTGAGATGCCACAGGAATGGAAGAATTTCATCAGTTATGCTATTGCCGGTACAACTGCACTGTTAGTATTCAGTAAAGCATTAGGCAGTATTAAAGGAGCATTAGGTGGTTTGAAAGGTTTCAGTGGTATCTTCGGTAAAATATTTGGTGGTGGAGCAGGTGCTGCTGGAGGAGCTGCCGGTGGTGCAGGTGGGGAAGCATCGGGTAAAAATATTGTCGCTACACTGAAAGGATTGAAAGGATTCGGTAGGGCATTAATAAGTCTTGTACCTGATATCATAATGGCCGCAGCTGCTGTTGCAGTTATCATTGCAGTAGTATTCGCATTGGCTGCTGAAGTCATTGTCCTAACTAAAGGAATCCAAATGTTGATTGATGCAATGGATTTCGGAGGCATAGACTTAAAAGATGACATTGAAGGCTTGAAAAAATTAAAAGAGGCAATGTGGGAAATTGCACAGATAATGGGTGCAATGGCAATTGCAAATGTTGCCAATATCGTATCCACATTCACTGGTGGTGTGGCTAATCTTGCTACTAGTCTTGAATCAATTAAGGAAGCTTATAAGAAAGTAGCAACTGCATTGAAAGACATTGCCGGTATGGAAGACATTAATCAAGCCGGTCTTGATAAACTCAAAAAGATTAGTGAAGCACTTAAAGCAGTCGGAGACAGTATGGGTGCTTTAAACCAATTAAGCGGTGGATTAAATATTAGCGATGCCATTAATGGTTTTGTTGCATGGTTAACTGGTGGAGAAGCAGACCCTGTTAAAAACATTGATACAGTAATACAAAAAATAACAGAGATTGCACCTAAACTTGACGGATTAAAAAATCTCCCAGATATTGATTCAAGCGGTGTAGATAAAATCCGTAAAATCGGAGACGCAATGAAAAGCTTATCCGATGCCATGTCAAGCATGCAAGGTTACAGTGGTGGAGCATTAGGCCAAATCATGGATTGGTGGAATGGTGATCTATCAGCGCAGGTAGGTAAAGCAGTCGACCAAATCAATCAAGTAGGTCAAAAATTCACTACACTTGGCACATATGCTATCCCTGATATGTCATGGATCCAAAGAGCAACAACAGGATTACAATACTTGAAAGGTGCTATGGATATATTCAGCCAAATGGGTGGAATGACAATAGACACTAGTGTACCTGAAAAAGTAGGTCATGCAGTTACCGCAGTGAAAATGGTAGCTCAACAATTACAAGGATTACAAGGCACCGAACTTGGAGACATCAACACGATAATCTCCAATATACAGAATGCTATAGAGAACATTAAAGCAACATTAGCAGCAGCGAACTTCACCGCAGAAGGACAGAATATAGGAACCAGTCTTGTCACTGGAGTTCAATCCGGTTTATCTGGTTTGAATGGTGTGGTAAGTGATGCAAGTAATTCTGCAGTGGATACTATGAGAGGTATTATACCTCCGGGTGCAGGGTCTGTTGGACAAGAATCTGTGACAAGTTTCCAATCTGGATTAAGTGGGATGGCTGCTGCAGTTAGTACTGAAATGCAGAATGTAGTTAATGCTTTTAACAATAGCAAAAGTGCTGTTGCGGCAGCAGCACGTGAAGTTGGTGATGCTGCATTACAAGCATTCAAATCTGCTTATAATCCAGGTTCACCTGGGGATTATAGTAAAGCGATTGATGCAGAAATGGGATATGTTAACCAATCTATTCTCAACAGTAATAGTATGCTTTCCCGTTCAATGTATGCATTAGGTGCTAGTATGTTGAACGCATTCAAGAGTACTAATTATGATGGATTGAACAGTAAATACACTGGTGCTAGTGGTGAAGGTGCCGGTAATGTTTATTATATTGGTGAAGGTGCGTTTAATATTAATGTAAGCAGTATGACTGATCAAGAATGTAAATCCGTGATTGTGCAAGCATTAGAAAGTATGTAATAATGGGAGGTTTATATGACACAAATTATTAATGAAAACTTAAATAACATCTCTAATCTTGAAATAGATGGAGTATTATTTATTGTTGAGGATATATCTTACACTAACACTCTTCCAAAACGAAATTTAAATCGTTTTAAAATTATTAATGGTACTGAAATAGCAATTAAAGGTGATTATGTACCATTAGAATTTGAAATAAAAACAACAATAAGTGTACCAGTTAATCGCCCGGATTATTATAGTGCTGCTTTTACTGAATTACAATCAAAAGTATGTGATATTTTCTCTCCATTAATGGGTCATTTCAAAGCAGAATTAACTATTAATTATGAACCTTCTACCCCTGAATCAATAAAAGTGAGGATTCATATACTTGAAGTACCTGGAGAATCTTCCAATATTCCTGGTGAAAACACCTTTGTTGTACCGGAGGACAAGCTGGAATCTGAAGCTGATAAGAAAGCAAGGGAAGAGAAGAATAAAACTGAAGAATCTTCTAATAAGAAGAAGATTTCAGATTTCACTAAATCAAAGGAAGTTCGTGAGAACTTAATGGCAACTGCGAAAGCTTGGAATAAAACCACAAAATTCAAGAAAGCAGGTGTATAAAAAATGTATTCCCGTCCAGTAACTGCTAGCGAATCAGTTAGCGTATTAGAAGTTTATAAAACTGATGAGGAGAACTTTAAACCTTACGAACCTAAAAGTGGTGGAAGTTCCAGTGTAAACCTTGAAAGTAAAAAGCAAGAAGCATTTGATAACACCAAAGGAGAATCTAAAGAAAAGGAAGAAGAGGAACTTGATGAAAACAAAGAAGGGTTCACATTACATCAAGGAGAGATCATTGAAACATATTACTATAGTAATATGAAGGAGTTAGGTTTTGAAGCAGATTATGTTGACATTGACTTAAATGGTAGAATTAATTTTGCAGAGATTAAAGACCTAACTCGTTTTTACAAAGGTGTACGATTATTACTTCGTAAAAAACTGGTTGCACCAGATGAAACAGTCACCATCGAAGATTTAGGTAATGTACTATTAGGATTTATCACTGAAGAAAATTTCAATGAATCCGGTATGGAGTTAAGCATCTCCAGTTTCACAAAACTATTAGAAAAAGAGTATAAATTTGAATTTACTCAGATGAAACGTTCAGAGATATTAATTGAAATGATTAAAACAGCAGGTTTAGAACCAGAAGTAGACCCTACAGGATTACAAGATGATGTCATAGATTACACAAACATCTCCAGCAGTGGTGATGGAGGAGATGACAGTGGTAGTGTAGGTGGGGAATATGCTTCTATTAATGAGTTCGTTAAAAAAGCAATTAAAGGCAAAAGTGGTGCAAGAGCCAAAGCAGAAGCAATTCACAATGCTTTAAAAGCAATAATAAGATATAGTTATTATTCCTGCAGTCATTATTCTCATGACCCTGAAGCATGTTTGAAAAATGCAGGGCATTTAAACTGTGCGGATACTGCTTGTTTAACAAGAGCTTGTATGTCTGCAGGTGGTTTAACTGCAAGAGTAGTCCATGGTCCGAACCATTTCTGGACTGAAGTTAAAATTGATGGTAAATGGGTAGCATCAGACTTAACTGGTTGTACTGGATGCCAATCTCGTAGAGGTTTAGGTGAAGTCTACAATGGGTTAAGCAAAGACAGTGTCTGTGGAGACTTCCCATCATGTTAAAGGTGAAAAAATGAGTAATTATTATATCTGCAGTGATAATATCAATGGAAAAGAAACATCCTACATCAATGCACTTATCACTGCATTGAAAGCGAAAGGACATACTGCTGTAAGTGGTGGTGTAGGACCAAACACTGTTCAAAGTCATGGTTTAAGTGGATCATCTAGTGGACAAATCGGGGTCTTTATAGTTGGAGGTTCTGATGCAGGAATGTATGCTGATTTTGTAGCGGGATTAAAAAGAGGGTACTATCATTACAAAATGATGTGGGTAGTATTCGCATCAAATACTGCAACAACAGACAAATGGATAACCTGTAACGGATTAGCTAATACTCCATTAGTCCGTGCTCATGATGACAATTACAGTGGTTCCAGTATTGAAAGTGTAGGTCAAACTGCAAAAGCATATTTTGATAAGAATAAACAATATATCCGCTATGCATGTGGAAAATTACATTGTAGTTTTGATGATGTTGTTCAAAACTTCCTAGCTGGAGGAGGAATGGATTCTGATAGTGGTGATGGGGAATCTTCAGCATCAACTATTAAAGAGGCTATCAAAGAAGTAATGAGTTTTTGGGATGGTGAAGCAGAATGTTTTGTCCGTGAAAACAAGATGTATATTCATAAAATCAAGGAAGCTCGGGAAGATTGTGAACTCATACTTTCGGAGGGTATTAATATTGTATCGGGTAGTGTAACAGTAACTGATTATAATCCAGATACAGTAAACTTCTTAACTGTTCATTGGCAAGGTGGAGAAGATATTGTTCTTCGTGATGAGTCATTAATTGCAAGGTTCGGTGAAAAACCATTAGAATTAGATGCAGTGAAAAGAGTAGTTAGTGGTGGTTCATCCATTGGGTCAAGTATGCAATCAAAGGCATTAGTTGAGAAATTCACAAAAAACCAAACAACTGAGGATACTAGTAATACTGAAAACACTAACCTTACCGGTGCAGCAGGTGAAGACACAGATACTGATGCGGATACAGAAACTGAAGGAGAAACAACATCAAACACTACATATGAAGAAGTGCCTGTCACAACATATGAAGAGGCTTTAAAATTTGCTAATACTGAATGGGCTAAAATCAAAAGAGATAACGGCCACACACTCGAATGTAGAACAGTAGGCGGTGAAAAATGGGATGTTGGAAAATGGTGTAGAGTATACTCCCCATCATTCAATATAGACCAATATATGTACATTAGCCGTTCCAGTCAAAATGAAACAGCGGATTCAGGATGGGATTGTAGTTTAACATTAACTGATTATCCGCCAAGTCTCGGAGAGTATAAAGAAGAAGAACCTGAAGAAACTGAAGATGAAGAATTAGATGAA